CCGCCATTCGCATCAATCAGCGTACCCGTTCCAGTATCGTCTGGGAATAGTTGTTCTGTTTCTGCGATTAGTCCCCCGCTACCGGAAGCGAATACCGTATCCTCGATGAATTGGATTGCCACAAAGACACCCGATCCCGCACCACAAGTGACGGCAGTCGTACCGGTTACAAATATTGAACCGGCTTGTCCCATTGCTAAATTCTGCGCTTCAACAACGCCATACTCTCTCATTGACATATTGTTTCTCCTTTAAAATGCCTTGCCGGGCGGTCAATCCCATGGGCATTTAGGTTAAATTTATTTATCGTCTTTTTTAACTTTAGCCTTTGGCTCAACTTTGCTTCCATCTGCATTGCATTCCTCGAAGCGGTCTTTAAGTGATTTCAGATCGTGATTCTTATCATCATATTCGACAATCACACCGTTTGGCTTTTTAAAATACTTACTCATTTTTTACTCCTTTAATAACGGGCGGGAGTTACCCCGCCCATCATCGTTAATCGGTTAAGATTAGGAAACGTCACTCAAGACATAGACACCATATGTATCTTTTATCTCAACTTGTCCCCAGAATCCGGTTGCAACGTACTTCGTCATACGTTCAGATTCTTCCCTTTGTGTTCTAATGCGGAATAAACCTTCTGCACCAACACCAAGACCAACAGCACCTTTGCTGAATGCGAACCCGGCTGCATCGCCGCCGCTGCCCACATCTTCATCAATTTGGTCGCTCCAATACACGTTAAATCCCGCGATTGAACCCACGTACCCGGTCTGGAAGGCTTCTTCACCTTTAGAACCCATCATTCCGATAGGACGTGCGGTTGCGGTATCAGTTGTGCTTGAACCGGCAGTATCTAATGCCGCGTTATGTAGCAAGGATATGATTCCTTTTCCACCCCAAACTTGTTTTGGAGAAAGAACTAATGAATACGGCATCGGCGCACCGGCTGCTCTCATTTGTCTCATCGATCCAAAAATATGGCTCAATGCCAGGGAAGTCCCCGCACCACATTCAGTTTGCGAAAATGTTTTACCAAGTTCCACAAGATCGTCATCCAATTTAGCTGCCACGGCATTACCGAGAGCAGGACCCGCTTGTCCTTCAACATCATCCCCGGAACCCATTAATACGAGATCACTTACTTGTGATTCGATTACGTGTTCAGAAACAGTCGCAGTACGAGCCGCTGACGTGATAGCAATCGCAGTTGTAGCGGTTGCCTGTGTTGCTGCGCTTACATTCGCAGACGTTAGTTTTGTCCAATCCGAAAATTGAACATGGTTTGATCCTCTTACAGCTTGTTTTACAGTCACAAGAGGATACATTACGTTCACATGATTGAACGCTATAACCGCATCGCCAATGGTTCTTCCGAGTCCACCGGCAGCGGTTGAGGTATTAGTTAAAGCCATTTGCTTAAACTCCTTTTAATGTATTTAAAAATTCAGTCATCATACGGCTTTTTCATCGTCCCCGGTCCGAACCCACTAAACACACCAACACTACCCGGCTTTTTGCCCTTCTGTACTCGCTCCCCGCGTTCTTCATGAATATCAAGATAATCGTCATAAGAGACGGAAGAACCTTTGTAAGTACATTCAATATCCTCACCACGATCTACTTCCTTGTGGCGTAAGTCATTGTTTGGATCAAGAGCCTTTTTAAATAGATCAGTTGCCATAACCGATCTTTATATTGCCGGACGTTTGCGGATTGTTGGCTTTCTTGTATCCAGATGGATCAAGTGATGCCCATTCTTCAAACGAAGCATATCCGCCCGTTGAGGTTGGTTTAGAGTTATCGACCGAAGCCGGTGATGGAGTCGTAGAGACTTTTTTCACATGGACTCTTAAATTTATTAATGAGAGTCCTTCGTATGTTGCACGATCTTCTTCTGGCAATTCGGAGAGTAAAGACTCCCGTTCTGTTGCATTAAGTTCATCGAAGGCGTTGGCTTTCTTTTCGGCTGCTTCAAGTTTGGAAGTCATGGCTGCCAAGACCTGGTCAAATTCGCCCTTTTCTTCCATCTTCTTCAGCTTCCGAGATTCGGCCTGTTCGGCTGCACCTTTTTCAAAGGCATCCAGTTTAATCTTCAATGCGTTTTTTTCGTCCACCAATCCACTAAATCGTGCGTAAGGGACTTGATTGACGGGCTGCTTTTCTTCGCTTGCAGTTGTAGCGGTGTCCTGTTTTACGTCTGGAACTTCGACTTGTTGTTCACTCATTTTAACCTCTTGTTTGAGTTATGTAAATCTTTAACCAATGGTAATGTTGATTGGTTTGCTTGCATACTTCTTGACATTCTTGCCAATAAAGTCGCTTATGTTTTTAATAATTTCTTTTTGATTCTGGTCATTGATTCCAAATATATTTCTGTCATTGTCCGCATTACCTTTAACTTTTAAGCCATCACGGAATACAATATCCACACCCACATTCGTCGGCTTTTGTGCTGATATAGAACCAAGCATTTGTCCCGACAATCTTAAATTGGGTGGACTTGTTTGCTTGGATTTACTTACGCCTTTAGCACCGGCCTTACCCGCCGCCTTCTTCGTAGCATATTTAGATGTATATCCTTTAAACTTATATCGCTTCCCTGTTTCACTCGTTCCGAATCCTTTATCTGAATCCTTTACAATTTTAGTTGCAGCTTTGCCACCTATCTTCGCCCATAATGAACTTGGTAATTTTAAAATATCTTCCGGCTTCATTTTATCATCCAATCGTGCCGGCAATTAAATCCGCCGCGTACACCGAAAGGTGTTAGGCTTGCCATTACTTCGGCTTCGGTATATCCTTTGTCCGGTTCATCGCCTAAAGTTGTGGCGCATTCATCCCTGGTAACGTCATCAAGCGGACCAACGTAAGTCCATCGAACATCTTCGCCTTCAAATACCTTATGTCTCGCAAGATTATCGAATTGCCTAAAGCCGTCATTTACCGCCACATTCAATTGATGCGTTTCAAGATTAATTGTTTCTGATAATCTTTTTACGATGGATGAAGGACGTTCACCAGATATAATACCTTTAAACAAACCATCTTTTAAATCGTTAGCATATACGGTTGCCTTACCTAATAATGTCGATGCTTCCATGTCTTGTAATAACTCAAGTTGTCCAATCGTTGCACCCTTAACTGTCGGGATTCCGCGCCTTGCAGCTTCTTTAGCTATTACATCAACTTTCCCCTCATAGGCTTCCATTAAACCATTGACGGCATTGGTATATCCACGATCCAATAATTCTTGAAAGAAATCTAATTCTTTTGCAATCGCCACAAGTTCTGTATCGCTTAACGTGTCCATTCTTTTTGCAATGGTCTTTAGGTCATTAAGTAATTTCTTCTCAATGGCTTGGATTTGGCTCATAAATTTGCTTACGGGATCAGCCACCTAAAATCCTCTGTATTGCGGTTGTTGGCTGTTCTGGTTGCTGCGCTTCTGCTTCGGCCTTCTTGTTCTCGTCCACTCTATCCATGAGTATCTTTAAATCTTCATCTGAAATATCTGGATTGAACCACCGGATTAAGTCAGTCCTATCCATTAGACCTTTAGCCATCATAAATTCTAATCGTTCAAACTCTTGCTTCTGATCTGTAGGAAATTCTATTTCGGCGAAATCCACCGAATAATTTTCACCCATATCTTTGCCCGTATGTACACGGATAATCTCACGATCCACTTCATATCTTTCATGCTCCCAATCTCGCCATTTAGGTATATCCGAAATGCGTGACTCTAAATTTTCCATCTCTAATAAACGTAACGCCGCACCGCTTGGTGCATTACCCGATTCATCCCACTTGATTCGTAGATGGTTGTTGATAGCCGTTTGATTGGCGAATGACTTACTTACTTCAATCATCTGACCAAGATTGGCGGGACTTGATACAAAAGAAAACGAACTATCGGGTGGCATTAACAGCACGCGGTCTATACCCAGTTTCATACGGGTTGCTTCTTCGATCCCCGTTGCTACAGGCTGACCAAAAGCGAACCGGGTTGCCAATGCTATCTCTGTGTTCGCAATGCCTATTTGAACGGCTGCCCTTATAACATCTGAAGCACTTGTCGTATAATCAACGAAGGTCACAGGCATTATAGAATATGGATTGATATTATCATCATTGACTTGAATCGTTC